AATTTCCCAGCTGTATGCGCGGAATGATTCGAGAGCGTGAGATAGACGCGGGGTATCTGCTAAGAGATTTACCGCGTTGTCTACATAAAATTTGCCGTCTGCCATAATAAGTTTTCCTTTACTTTATATAGTGTTAAACACTAGCTGATTGATTTGTGAGGTTAAGCTCGAAGACAAGCATCTCTGCAGTCTTCGTAGGCTTGATAAGCACTTTGCACCAAAGCTCGTTGCGGTCGATGCGTAGTGGGGTGTTAGTAGTTTCGTCACAGACAACCTTAAAGGCAGTAATTCCGCGACGTTGTTGGATATCCCCAAGGGCTGGGGTTAGGATATTCCGTATTTGTTCCCATGTAATAGGGTCGTTAGGCTCGAATACAAATCGACGAGTCGACTGAAGAACTAGACGGCGTAGGAAAATCATCATACGACGGACATTAATACGGTCTAGAGCGGTAGAAGCTCGTTGAGCTGTGCGTTGACCGTAGATTACAATACCATCGCTTGTAAACTTAGTAATTGGGTTTACAATATTTCCTGGACCGTATAAAGCATCTCTATCACCTTGGTTGAGTTTTACCTCAACATCGATTGGTTTAGTTAGACGACCACGAGTTAGACCAGCTGGCGCAAACCAAGGGTCTGCAACTTCATCCGTGTAACACATTTGTCCTACAGCGAAGATTGATGGGTCCATCCAAAGGTCCTTACCTGTAAAGGCATCGAACATTTTTACCCACGGCCAATATACACTGCCGTAACTACTGTTCAGAGCAGCAGTTCTGCCTGTTGCTTTGCCGTTAGTCCACTGAATAGCTTGTTGAGCGCTTTTAAATCCTACTGGAGGGGAAACGACAGCCAAGAAGTTTTGAGTGGTTTCAGCTAATGAAACAAGGGCGTTTTGTACGTTCTGGTCAGTTACCCCTGGAACACTAGCAATGGTTACAGGTACATCCTCTTGGTCAAGAGCATAAATACCAGTTTTCTCACCTGTGTTACCTACCAAGGCAGCTCGAACATTTGTATTCGTCATATTACCACCATAATCAGAAGCATCACCGTTGCTTCCTTGGGTAAAGTCTTTATTTTCTTCGACCAAGGTTACTGCGCGGAAGTTAGTGTTTGTGCTTGGCGTCGGTAGGGTAACTGGAATTGTACTGTTACCACCAGCAATAATGCCCACGTCGTTCGAGGTAGATATTGTACCGAAGTTGAAGTTTCCGCCCCAAGATGTTGGGGCTGTCCAATTCGTTACAGCAGATACTGTGCCTGATACAGGGAACGTGTCGTTGTTAAACCTGTAAAAGTTTCCTTTAACATAGTGAGATACTGCGTTATTGTTACCTTTATTTAGGACGTCCTCTGGATATAAACTAATTGCGCTTGTCGTGCTCGTAGGCTTGGTCATTTGCATAGTATATGTCTCTTCTGTACCTCCGGCATCAGCAATATTCAATGCGAATGTTCCATCAACAAAGTTATTAATACTTGCTTGAAGCCCTCGGTATTGAAGACCACCTTGATAGTTAATAGCAGAGTAGTTGTACCCTAAACCAGGGTAAAGGGATTCCAATAGGTACGCACCTGGCGAGCCCGAACTTTGGAATGTTAAACCACTTGAAGCATTGTCACCATCTCCCGTAAGTACAGAGGACGCAGCTAGGTATTTATCATTCGTACCACTTGGTGCTTGAAGTACATCGAACGCTGCGACGCCGATGTCGGCAGCTACAGACGGAGACGCGTCAGCAGCCTTGTAGAAAGTTAAATCTGTAACATCAATAGGTGTAGCTGAGAGGTAGGTTCCTTCGTAGGAGCCTGCGGCAGATACGCTTGAAGAGTAGTATATGGTAGTTTCTAGGCGGGAGGCGGTAGTTGTCGTGGCACCCGGTATTCTTGCGGTAAGCAAACCACTTGTTCCTCCTGCACCACTTGGTATGTAGCCAACATTTCCTGTTTGTGCGTCAAACACATCACCTACACCAGCTGCAATCGCATTGTTCCAATCAGTGTCGCTCCAGTCAGCTGCTGGAGTAGTAGGCATAAAATTGTCTTGAGTACCTGAGACGTAAGGACGTTCGCGGTACGCGTAGAACTGAGCTGTTTCGCCGTACTGTACTCCGTTAGCATCAAAAGTGCGGGTATCAAAACGATAAACTAAGTTATGATTCATCTTATCAACTGCGATTCGCGTGTTAGGGCATTGCGCTAATTGAGCAGAACCTTTAGAGGTGGACGCTTGTGTGGTAGCAGCACGGACGTAATAAACTTGGTTAGTTTTTTGCAGTACTTCCAAAGCACCGTAAATACCTTGACCTCCAGTCACTAAATCAGGAGTACCAAAGGTACGAAGTAAGTCTGCTGGAGACGTTAATAGGGTGGGAGTGTTAGTTGGACCTTGGGACGCGAATCCTACAAGCCCTACAATAGAAGGACTTACAGTTGGAGCGTAATCAGATACGTCCTTTTCGATTGTATAAACACCTGGGGAAATGAAGTTAGCCATAATTAAGTTTTATTTTTAAATGATTTGAAGGAGCTGTCTTTGCTTGAGTTCCAGGCACAAATCTGTGATGGATTTTCGAGGGACAGAAATATTTTCCCCAGCTCGTAAACAAATATGTTCGAACTGGCGACCGGACTTGAGAACAATTTCGAGGTCTTGTCCTGCTACGTTAATGATAGTTGCTGTTGGTGAAGTCATAATATTATTCTCTTCTTATAGTATTTAGAGGGATACCCCTTAGAAAAAGATAGAATTATATTAATTATGTTGCGTCCGGTGTAGAAGACGTGGGGTACATGGTTTGAACTTCTGTGCCAGAGGGATTGAGATTCGCTTGGTTTAAAGTACCCCCAGGCTGAATCTTAAAATCATATTTCAAATCTACAATATCCCCATTAGACTGTATTTGGTATTGTCTAGTAGGCATATACGTCTCTACTTCAAAAGTAATTGTTTTTCTTATTACTCGGTCTTCTCTATCGGGTGCATCTAAAACAGAATTGTCAGAGACGGCTGTGATGAACGCACAGGCATTCGTCATAAAATCGGTCTCAACCCTAAGATGAGGACGGAATAACTGCATTACATACTCCAGCAACTGATTCATATCCTCTACGTACCGTGACCATAAGTTTAATTGGTACGATATTTTTACAGCTTTAGGGGCTAATGAAGCTACTCGAGTATGTCTTCGGGTTTCTTTATTTTGTACCGTCCAATACTCGATATCAAAATCAGGACGTCTGCGTTCTTCGTCTTCCGCGCTATCACTAATTGCTAACGTCATTAAAGGTAATGTAAGATTACGTGCTTTAAATAGCATCGCAATAGCTCGTTCGTAGTTAGCATAAAAACACGGAACCTGAGCAATCTTGTTGTCTTCTCCTAAAATCTGTCCTGTGCTTAGAAGACCTAGTAATTCTTTGGAAGTAGCTCTGTAAAATTCTAAGCTTCTAAAATTTTTATTTTCTCTTTCAAATATTTGTTTCTTAATCGTAAATCTATTAGATATCCTTTTTCCGTTATACTTAATAGACTTAGTTCCATCCGGCACATTGTGTGGATAGTTAGGAAACGGGGTACCTGATACAAGAACCATTAGTAAGTTGTAAAGGCGGCTGGCTCTTCAATTTCTTGAAGCAATTGTTCTTCGAGTAGTTGCATTTCCCGCTCAGACTCTTGAATTAACTGTTGTCCATTTAACCGAGCTCCTCCTTGAGGAGAGGGTAAATCACTATACTTACCTCGAATACCTCCTAATATTCCTTTTGCAATAGCTAATGCATATCTTTGAATCCATGATAAGAAATAGTGATGTAGAGTTTCTGAGTTAAGAGCTTTATATTCAATAACTACATCTTGTGCGTCTCCATCTTGTGGAGTAGGATAAACCATAAGATATTTATTATTTACTATTTGCATCGAACCATCCCGTCCTAGAATCTTACGTATTTGTTTGAGATGCATTTTCATTAATAGGAAATCTCCTACAGAGAAATCTTGAAATAGAAAATTGTCTTGGAAATACTTAATAAAGAAATCCATTTCTAAAGACTGTCCTGCTAAGGGAATACTAAGTAAAGTTTTCTTATATGCAGCATACCTAAAATTATTAATCATAAACGAAGGTAGCTCGTACATGTTAATATTCGCAGACGTGGAGAAAGATGCTAGTTGTGTACACCAATCAGGTGCATGGTAATCTAGCTTACTAATTGCTTCGTCTATAGCCGTTAGTATCTGAAAGTCTGAGAGCTCTACTCGGACTATGGGAGCGCCTAGTCGAGCTTGAACAAAATCTTTAATGATTGTGTAAAAACGATTAAACTCCACAGTATCGCTAAAATACCTGCGGTTAATAGAATCATAAGGGATATCGCCTGAAGGGGCTACAAAATTATCGGAATTGGCTCCGGCTCCTTCTCTTACCGCATTAAACGGACCCCACACGAAAGTTGGTTTTCCTGGAAACTGTGACATTATATTATTATATATGGAAGAAGCCCAGCCAAAAACAGCTGGGCTTCTTTTATTAATTCACTAATAAGTATTAGTAAGCAGTGTTTGATGTACCGCCGCCAGCTTTCTGGAACGGAGTCAACAAGTAACGGCTATCAGCACCTACAATACGGATGATACGATAGAAACGTGACGCTGGATTAATTTGAGTAGTCGCATAACGAGTAATCAAACCTTTCCTTGGTTGGAACGTTTCTGGGTCCGTGATTGTTGGTAGCATTTGGAGCGGAATGTACGGTGAGTACACGAATCCGGCATCCATCGGTGAAGCACCTTTGTAACCTACCAATAGCTCATCTTCAGGGTAGAGAGGGTCGACATAAACGTCGTATTGACCCATCCACTTACCTTTGTATTCAATAGTGGCACCAAGCGCACCTGCTTGGTCTTGACCTACACCACCTTCTAGCTTAGCAGCTGACTGAAGCATTGCAGCCACCAATGGTGAACATACAATCCAGTTAGCAGCACCACGTAGAGTCGTGCGGTAAATATCTTGCGAAGCAAAGTTAACTACGGCAACGAGGTTGGCGTAGACTTCACCTACGTGACGAGGAGCAAGCCCGAGAGCAGTTGTTCCGAAATCAACGAAGAAGACGTTTGAACCGTGAGTTTCTATTGGCATAACAGTGCTTCCACCAGTGTTAGAGCCTGGTTGACCAGGAACACCAGCATCACCATTTCTACCAAACGGTTGTGTGAAATCGAAGGCGCCTTGAGCACCACCTTCTAGGCTGTCACCGAAGCTGTTTGAATTTCCTTGGTTCCAGTTTTCACGTCCGAAAGTCGGGTTACCACCTACATTTGAAGGCATATCATATGCCAACGAACGGATTGACTCAACCAATTCACGGTCAATTTCCAAAGCTACTTCTTTAGAAAGAAGCTCAGTCAATTCACGCTCTAGGTCCAAGTTGTGATAAGCACGAAGGTCTTGTGAAGCTTCCAACGTCCATAGGGCGCGGAACTTACGAGTACGTGCAGTTACAGCTTGTTGTTCGATTGTGAAGTTAACTTCAGGAATACCAGAGCCTGCTAAACGCTCACCAGCTGATACAAAGTATTGAGCAGCGAGAAGGTCTTCATTCGGGAAAGCAGCAATCTTACCACCAGCAGTACCAGAACCCATAGTTGTCACAGCAGACAAACCAAGCTCTCCGCCACCTGTTGCAGAGGCGTATGCGAAGTTACCTGAAGCTACTTGACCAGGTGTAGAATCCAGTGAACCGATGTTGTTCTGTGTAGTAGCAATGTTACCACCATACACCATACGGTACTTGGAGTAAACCACTTCACCACGAGCAGAACCATCTTGCCCTATACCCGCACGGTTGTAACCTAGATAGAAAATCTGGGAAACAGGACCTTGCATAGGCTGTACACCACAAATCTTGTTTGCGATTAGTTCCGGGAATACCCGGCGAACGAGAGGAAATGCGAACTTTTGGAAAGTACCGAGGTTACCCACGGTAGTTGCTTCTTCAAGTGTACCATGGTCAGAGGCGTTCTCAGTAAGAATGCTCTTTGCTTGGTTCTCCAAAAGCACGGCAGTCATTTGACGAGTAGACTCATCATTGATACCTTCCAGAATTGGCTCCCACTTCTCACAAAGGGACGTTGCTAATTTTTCGTTTAACATAATATTAATTAATTACCTTATTGTGGCTAAGGTTAAGCACGTCTTCCGTTAAGAAGATGTTATTAGCCGCTTCCGGAGAAGGACGACTCGAATCAGTTTCATTTGTAATCACAACTGCACTCTCAGAAGATTTAAACGGAAGTTTATTACTTTCTGTTAATGACTTGTTGCTTTCATTCAAACTCTCTACTTTACTAGAAAGTATTGAGTTTTCATGTAGAGAGTTAGTTAGCTTAAAGTTTAAAGCTTCAACACTCTCTTTGAGTTCCGCAATTTCAGTTTCTTGCTTAGCTACTGCTGAATCGACATCTTCTGCCTCTACTTCAGCCGCAACCATTGCGCGGATGTTTTCGTACATACGGAAACCACGAAGGACATTATCGTCAGCTTCGAGTTCCTGTTTGGCGACTTCTTTAAGTTGCTCTACTTTAGAGCGCAAGAAGCCACTTACTTTGGCTTCCATAAGCTTGACCTCTTCTGCCACACGGTCGTCTACCGCACTCTCGACAAGACTTAATACTTCTTGGAGACCGGTTTCAGATAGACCATCTGGTAGTAGTTCGGCGATTTGTTCGATTCTTTTATTCATGGGAATTTTTCCTACTGTTTATATCTACTAGGTTTACGAAAAAAATGAAGTATTTTTTTACTTCAAAACTTGCTTTAAAGCTGTTAAATAAATTCTTTCTGCTTCTAGATTGTTGTGGAGTGCATCCATAGAGCGTTGATTCTCCATTAGATTCTTATGTTCCACGAGGGAAGGGAAGGCATTTTGACATGATGGGTCGGCTACCATGTCCCAAGTAATCATACGTAGATTGTCTTGAACCATGTAGGCATCTTCCTTCATATCATGTTCTACGCTACCTGTAGCGCGAGAAGAGATACCTATACGAACACCAGCCTTTACTAACTCTTGTAGTATACGTCCTGATGGTGTGTCGAGGAATTCCGCTTCACCAATTAAAGATTTACCTTCCATCTTTAAATCGGTTATAATATGAGACACGTTTGAAAGATGAACTACTTCATCATTCGGGTGGTCTAGTTCGCCGCATAAACGGCGCTCACTTAAAAGGGGTTGGAGCTTTTGCACTTCTCGCTCCAACAATTGTGTAGGGTAAATCCGACCATTACCGTTTTTACGCTCGGCTTCACTAAAAATACCACGCACTTTCATACTTTTATTCTTTCCTTTAGCCTCGCTAAGGATTTGTAGTGGTTGGAATTCGTTAAAGTCGCGTAGTAACATTAGGCTTTTAAGTACGCCAGAAAATCAGAGCTGGCTTTTTTATTTTTTATTTTCTCCCTTTTCTTCGGAGCTTTTTTAGTGATATTAGTATTTCCTGGTACTGTGGCTTTCTTAGGGTCTAAACCTTGCTGTCCACCAGCAAAATTAACCCCTAGGTTTCCAACAGTAGTAGCCTCTTGAATTTTTTGAATGATTCGCAAAGCTTCGTTTAAAGTATCTACTTCTTGAGGGCTTACTGAGACTTCAGTAGCTTTTTGAGATTCAACTATTGTCTCTTCCTTCAGTTCTTGAACTTCCACGCCAGGAATATTTTTTAAAAAGGCATGTCTTTGTTTATCAGACATTTCCATTAATTTGTCTTCAGGGTTCATCGCAGGCATATGGGCTTGATGACCTGTGTTAGGGTCATACGGATTCTTAGTGGAGTCTGTAAGAGCTCCACCAAGAATCTCGTCAGCCATTTGCGCGTAAGATTTAGACATTTACTTTTTCTCGAAGTCTTTGCGACCTGGGTGAGTTTTAGATTTATCACCTTTACGTTGGTCTGTAGTGAAGTCTGGCTTATCGCCTTTCTTAGACTTGACATTAGACTCATCACCTTTACGTTCGCCAGTTTCGTAATCACCTTCGTCATCCTTGTCTTTGCCTTTACCCTTGTCGCCTTTACGAGCGTCAGTAGTGTAGTCAGGCTTGTCCTCAGGCTTGTCTTTAGACTTATCACCTTTTTTCTTACCTTCATCAAGCTTCACGTATACTTTACCATCCATTTCATAAATGTCACCTAAAGAAAACTCACTGTCTTCGAAAGTAACGTCACTAATGAAAAGGTCAGCATGGGACTCATCTAGTTGGGCAGTCGTTTCGCTGTCTAGCTCTTCAGCAACAACAAACAAATCACCTTCAATCTCAAAGACTTCGTCGCTCATTGCAAAAACAGAGCTATCCCATTCGTAAAGAGCAGGAGCGTCTTGTTGTACGTACTCGTTAGTATCTACTTCTTCAGCCGGAGCTGCGATTTCTTCTTGTGTTTCCTGGATGGCGTAACCCAGAGACTCCAGAAGAGCATTGCGCTTAGCATCCGAAAGAGTGGCTTGACCGCAGGTATTGTTTTCGTTTAAAATATATTTCATAGTACAAAAAGGGGTTATGTGTATTTCCCTACATTATATCTAGTTAGGTTAGAAATTAAGAGAGGTTATTTTTCCCTAACAGTTCTTCAATCTTTTTAATGCGGACATCTTGTTCTTCGTCTCGCGCATCAATATCAGCTTGAGAAACGGTGTTATGTATCTCGGTAAACTTCTTCATCCAAGTTCTACCTCGTTTGGTTATAAACGGAAACAGCACGAAAATTAAAAGATACCACCAACCTATCTCATGAATAAAACTTGTAGCTTCATGAAGAGTAGAGGCTGTGGTTCCCGGAGCGGGAATACCTGCTTGTGCAGCCGCTAAAGCTACAGTTGTATCGACCTGCTCATTAGGGAAAGCCATTTGTGCGGCTGTAACTCCTCCTGCACCACCAATAGCTGCTCCTCCTGGTCCAGCAACGGCGGCTCCAATAGCTGCACCGGTCGCTCCACCTGCAATGGGTGCTAAGGTGGAACAACCGGTTAAAATTACTAATAGCAGTAGTTCTGCTATTCGCTTCATCTTACTCTTCCGTAGGGACTTCTGCTTCTTCGTCAGAACCACTTACGTATTCAACAGCATCTGTAAGTACTTCTTGTGTTGCGTCTACAGCGTGATTCAACGCCGAGCAAGACAAAAGAAATACTCCAGCGAGAGCACCTAACACGAACATAAAAAGAGATTTCCAGTTAGCGAAA